CTCAATAAGTATTTGACAGCCATAAAAAATACATTGTTTAATCATATCTTCATAAAATATTTCTGCTTTAGGTGGTCTAAATATATATTCACAAACAAACTGTTCACAAGGAGCATTTTCATCCATGGTAAATTTATGATATACATGACAAGCAGCATTAGACCTTCTTCCATCTGTTGTTGTGTCGTGGTCATAAGGGTCACACCCTGCCACAAGATTTAATGTGTTACCTGGTCTTTTTTTATTAAATTTTGTTTCTATAAGATTCCTTCTTCCCTCGTCAGGAACCCAGCATATTTCCCATTTACCCTTTGAGTTTGGAACCCAAATAACCTCACTGTCTTGGACACCATTTTTCCATATAAAATCTCCTTTTGTTGTTAAGCTATCAGCAATCTCATTATAATCCATTTGTTGATATATTTTCTCTACATCAAAAACACTAGATAAAGAGTCGTTTCTAAAAGCCTCTTCTGCAGTAAATGGAAATTGTCTTTTAAATTCTGAAAGTTCATTTGTGTTATTTTTTAAACCAGCTCTTCTGTTTTTTATATAATCTTTTGAGCCCACATCTATATTGGCTCCATCCATTCCCATTACTGGTTTTTTAGGTGTTTCTGTTACAGAAAACCCATACTCGTCTATAAAACCTTCAAGATTTTCGTCAGCAGGTATAAATAAAGAGTATAACCCTGACCTTGTTCTTTTATTTAAATCTTTATCTGTTACATCAGAGTCGTAATATAAATTTTTATATTCTAATCCACCATCTTCTAGTTTATTAGCAGTAGAACCCATCATACATTTACCCACAATCTTTCTACCTAAAAGTAAACAAGTTTGTGTAACAGACCAGTTTTTAGCTATTGACGTTGAACCTGTCCATTTACCTGCCTCATCATGAACAAGTAATTTAAGTTTCATACCATCATAACTATTATCTGCAGTATTTCTCCAATCTATAATTGTGTTTAGAGCTTCTGATTGTTGTATGTGTTTATTTTTCTTTGTTATTTTTTTAGCAGGTTCTCTAAATGCTAATTCTACTCTTGGATTACTAGAACCATCTTGTATAGGTTGGAAGAAGAATGGGTATCTTCTATATATCCTAACAACCTTATCTGTAAACATCGTTTTAGCATCTGAACCTGTTTTAGATAATAACCCAAAATTAGATTCATATGTTTGTGTGGCTTGATTAACCATTTCAGCACTAGCCATATATGAAAACCCAGAACGTCTATTTTTTAAAAAACACATCCCCATAGAGTTTGGGTCTATCTTGCAAGCTTCCCAAAATAAAAAAAACTTCCTATTAGCATCTCTATAGTCAGGATAACCCACATCTATATTAGACCACTGTATAAACATATAATGACTACCTGTTATATAGGTTGGTTCACCATTATTCATAAACCATAAGCCATCTCGCCTTCTTGTGAACTCCTGTTCAATATAATCATAGTAATCTACTGCAGTCTCTCTATTCAAACCTTTTGGCATATCTTCTCTAACCCACCTTTGTTCAGCCTTTTTTTTATTTGAGAATAATATATCTCTTTTTTTAGGTTTTTTTGGTAGCTGTATTTCTAATCCTTGGATTTCTATTATGTCTCCTAAACTTCTAGGGTTTAGTATTATTGGTTTAGACATGATTATCGTTTTGCAAATTTCTCTGCCAGACCTTTTTCAAAGTCTTTTTCCTCTTTAAATTCTCCTTCTGTAATTTGAGTTTCTAATTTTGATATACCTATAAGTATTTCTTGTGCATCCAAGAAACACTCTTTTTTTGCTTTTATAGCGTTTCTTCTTTTTTCATCAGATAGGTCAGGGTCGAGTGGTGTTCTTATATCGTTTATAAGTATAGCCACAGCCTCTTTAGATGAATCTATAAGGTCTTGTAGTGTTCTTTGTACATATGACTTATTACTTTCTTTCATTATCAAATAATGCTAATATATCTTGATTTCTCATTCTTAACATTTTTTCACCCTCTATAGTCATTTCATATTCAGAGTTTTCTGAAAAAATAACTTCATCTCCCACTTTTACACCCTGTTCCTCCATCCAATCATTCATGTGTAAAATGTTTCCATGTAGAGTTATGTCCTCCACTTCAGGTTTTATAAAAATACCAGACTTTGTTTTTATACTTTCTTCGTCTTCAGTTTTTTGTTCCACAAAATTCCAATGGTGTAACATTTTTAGTTCACCATCTCTAACTCTAGCATACATCTGTTGCCAATGAACCTTATATATATTTTCTTTATCTATCCAAGATATTAAGTTTTGACTTTTAAAATCTTGAGCAGACTCACTTTCAAAACTCTGGCTTATGGTGACTGCACCAACAGAACCAGTTACGTGGTGATGAAAATATACTTTATCCCCTTTCTTTACATCGAAGTCTAAACCTTCTGGAAGCCATGTTGGAGTTTCATAAACAACACCATATTGTCTAGCAAACTTATATGGGTCCCATTTAATATCTAAGGCAATTTCCATACCATTTAATTCTACAGTATCATCGTAAGGTTTTTCAACTTCTACTAAAAAATAATTCTTTGGTATTTTCATATTAATTAACTTGATATTCTTCTTTATATTCTAGGTTGTATTCCACCCCTGTTAACTCAAAAAAAGCTTTCCACATTTCTGATTCTTCTTTTCCTTCCATTTTAATAAAAACATTAAACTTCAACATTTTATATTTATAAAAATACATATCATCCTGAACTATTGCAGTTATTTTTGCTCTACCACCCATTATTGGTTGACCAACCACATAGGTAATACCATTTTTAATATCACCTACAACTATTTTTCTTATTATTCCATTTAACAATTCCATTACGCTTCAAACTTTTTATTTCTATTAAATAAATTAAACATATGTAGTTTAGCCATTGTTTCCCTTTCTTTAATTAAATCATCTACAGAGTGTCCTTCATCAATGTTGTCGAAAAGTTTATCTTCTATAATAACCATTAATGTTTGAGAGGCTAAATCTTCTTTTATATTGTGAATAACATCTCCATCCATATCTTCTAGACTTTTACCCATATTAATATAAGAAAAAGCAAACCTAATTTTAGGGTCGCTTTTTAATGAGTTTAATTCTTTTAATATTTTTTTGATTTTTTTACTTGTCATTATCACACATATCGTAGTGAACTTTTAAGTCTTCTACATTGTCTATAGAGGTTCCATTAATATTAGCAAATCCACCTAAATTAATTGAAGCTTCCATAGATTCATACTCATCATGCTTTTCTTTATACATAGCTACTTTTAATAATATAAGGTATCCTATTAAATCTGAAACAGTATCTTCTGTTTTGTCATTAATTCCCTTGTTTTGTATACGCATAAGTTTATCGTCTATGCGAGCACATAGAGAATCTATTGCTGAACCTGATGCAAATACGTTTGATGGATTAGTGGCACTGTCTCCATATGCCCTGTTTTTCTCGATTAAAAGGTCTTTCATTTCGTCAGTGACCTTTACTATTAAGTCTTCTGTTGTCATATTTGTCTTAAATTAAATTTATATAAATATACAAAAAAAAAGGTTACTTATGTAACCTTAATTTAAAAGTTATAAACAAACATGTGTTTATTGCGTGCTAGCTATAAAAACCTCAATATCAACTTCTGCTCCTGCAGGTGTATCTACAATAATACTTTCTAAGTCATGTAAAGTAGTGTTTATGGTTGCACCTGAATCATCAACACATAAAGAGTCGTGAGCAGTACCCATAATAAAACTTTGTTGTGGTTCTAGTGCAAATGTTGCTGACTCTTCAGCAGTACTAGCATCTGAAGCATGCTCTGTTGTGTCTATTTGAAAAGATAAGTTAACCACACTTGTTCTATCTAAGTTTGTTAATCTTATATATTTTGTTCCAACAATGTTGATAGCTGCATCTGATGTGTTGTCATCTGGACCAAACTTAACAATAGTTGTGTCAACATTTCTAGTACACCTAACAACTCTCTTAAAAGCATTAGTTACACCTGTTACTGTATACGACCTTCTAGAACCATATTGAGTTCCCTCTAACTCTAAATTTTCTCTTAATGATACTGTTAATTCTGCCATTTTATTTTATATTAAATTTCTACTTATTTTTTGATAATGAACTGTTAATGTTCTTGCACCACCTGTTCTTGTGGTTACACTCACTTGTGGAACCAAGTCTTGACCAGTTCTTATAGCTGCACCCTTAGTTGTTGATGTAGCTGCTGCTCTACCAAATATATAAATATTTTCATTGTTTGGAAAGGACTTTGAACCAGAAGCAGTGATAGTTATGCTTGTAGCAGAACTAACAGCAGTAACTGTCCCCCAAGAAGTACCTGCAGAATTTGTTATAATGTCACCCACAACAATCTGTGTTGTAGCATCTGTTCCATCAACAGTAATAACATGAGAGGCACCACCAGAAAGAGAAACTGCACCATCAACATCAACACCTGTGTCACCCACGCCTGATATAGTGGTTAATCCATATTGTGTGTCATTTATATATACTGATGGTTGTCTGTTTCCATCTATTATTATTTTAAACTTATATGTAGTGTCTTCTTCAACTAATAAACCTAGGTTGGTTACATAGTCAGTTCCATTACTGCTATAAACACAGTGCCACGTTGTTGATGTTGTTTGATATTGTAACATGTCTGTTGAGCCTCTGTCTGAATCATAATAAAAAAGAACCTGGTCAGTATATTGAGAGTGATTATGTTCTTCTGGTAAAAATGTTGAGCCCCCCAAACCTAACACATACCTTACAGTATCTTTAGCAGTTGCTGCAACAGAGTTGGTTGTTACAGTACACTCCCACTGAACTTGATTTTCTGTTCCCCACTTAACACCATACCAAGCAGTTTGGTTGGAATTATCGTGTGGCATTATAACCATCTCATCACCATCAGTAGTGTCTGTTGTTAATAATATTCCTGCCCTTGCTGTATCAAATGTAACTAAAGCAGATGTTGCCCCCTCACCCTCTACTAAAAAGTTTCTGTTAGCAATCATTCTAATTGCCTCATCTTCATTAGCCATGTCCCCAACTATACCAGGTTTTTGCTCAAAATAATCTGATAATTCATATCTATTTCCAACACCCTCATCTACAACAGAGCTTGCTGTTATTGTTCCTGATACGTGCACATTACCAGTAACATCTAATTTTTCTGTTGGAGTAGTTGTTCCTATACCAACATTACCAGCACTTGTTATTCTTACTCTTTCTGTAGGTTGAGAACTAGCACTTCCATCTCTTGTAGAAAAAGCCATGTAAGAATCTTGCGTAGAAGCTGTAGAAGTCCAATTAGTTTCTGTACCTATAGATATTTGTCCTGCTTTTGCAATAGCTGGGGAAGAACCATCATAATACCATTGGTTCCAGTCCATAGTTGTCCTTGTGTTTATCATGGACGCAGCATTAGCCTTATTTGTTAAACCAATAAGACTATCTGCGTTGGTTGCTGAACCAGTTTCTGCTATTCCTAGTGTGGAAGTTGGAGCAGTCTCATTCTCTCCTATACCCACCTTTTTAGTGCTACCATTTACAGATAGAAGGGTTTCAGAGTTGCTGTATACCTCAAAAGCACTAGCTTCAGGTGGTGCATTAACTCTAATTTGATGATTTGTAGCTGAACCACCACCTATATCTATATACCCAGAACTAGGAGATGCTTTCCCTATACCTATAGCTCCAGTAGCTGAGCCATTCATTATAACTATTGACCCAGCACTTGAATTAGCACCAGTATGACTCATTATATAATTGCTGTTAGCCTGTGCAGCAGTGCTTGATGTTCCACCACCCACAGTGGCAACTGGATTACAATCACCTATACAAAAAGAGTATTGAGTTCCTTTACCAACTATAAAAGAAGCGTTACCATTATCCACTGTTATAGCTTGACTCGTACCTGCATTTATATGTAGTTTACCAACAGATGGGTCTACACCTATACCAAGTGTTGTACCAACTTTTACCTTGCCAGTAGCTATAAATAAGTCACTATCATTTCCTGCACCATCCTCAACAGCAGTTAATGATGATGTTAAAGTAGAATCACTAGCAGCTTTAAGTAAGCTAGTATATCTATTTGCTATTTGTTGTCCATTTAATGTTGCCATATATTAAAATTCTACACCAAAGTTTAATACCATAAACCTAAACTTATTACAAGCAGAACAATCCATACACGTTTCTGGGTATACACATGGTCCTGAATACTTCATTTCAAGTATAGTTATAGTGCCAAGCCTTACAGACACACCATACTTTTCTTTTTTATTACTAGCTTTCCAAGAATTTATCCAATTCATAATTAATTAAATTTTGCTAACATTATTTTATCAATACTCTTCTGAACATCTTTTTTTGTTGCATCCAGCTCAAACATTATATTTGCTTTAAACCTTTCTTTTTCTTCACCACTTTCAAAAATAATTACAGTTGGTATGCATGTTACACTATATTTTTTTTGCAGCTCTGGAAATTCTCCTATGTCAACTCTATATTTTTCACAATCATTAAGTTCTACAAATTCAGAAAACTCATTTGTTTTATTCCATTCAACCCAAAATTCAACAGCAACAATATCTTTGGCTGTTTTATCATTAAAGTTTTCAGAGCTTATAAATTCTTGAGAAAAGGATTTAGAACCTATTAATAAAACAATAATAAATAATAATAACAACTTTAAATCTAAATATTTCATTGTAATCTGTCTATTTTATCTCTCAAGTATTTCATGTCTTCTTTTATTTCTTTCACATCTTCTTGTGTTGAATAAATTGAAGCCCTTATATTTTCATCCTTCATTTTAAATTCCATTTGAGTAACCTCTGGGTCAGGAGGTACTGGTAGTAGTTTAGCTTCTTCTATGTCTGCTTGTAGTGTAAACCACATACCAACTAATGTAGCTATTAAAACCCCTATACCACCTAATGTTTTTAAGCTTACCTCAAACTTTGAGTCTTCTGATAGTTCCTTTGCCATTTTTATATTTTTCTACCTATATTATAACTTTTGTTTTTTGCTCGTTTTTTTAATTGTTTTGTAGGAGCCTCTTTATCAGCAGTAGCAATTAAGTATGCTATCTCTGCTGCAGTTATCATTGGAACCATTCTTTTTAACAATTGTTTGCCACCCTTTTTCATTAAGATTCTTCTCATTTGTTTTTTAGTAAGATTCTTTGTTGATGTTTCAGGGCCTTTTGGCATTTTTATTTTTCTCTCAATAGCTTTACCTTGAGGAAATTCTTTAGTCATCTTCATATTAAGAGCTTTCATATCTCTCTTTTTTATAAAGTCTCTGTGCTTTTGCATATCTTTAGCAGCCTTATTCTGTTTCAAAAACTCTTGAACTTCCTTATTTGAAATTTCTTTCCCCCCTTTTCTTCCTTTATAATCAGAAAAACGATTAAACTTTCTATTAGGTGGTTGATTTGTAACTCCACCCTCTTTAAAGTCTTTAACAGGTTTTACTGGTTTTTTTCGTGTAGATGTTCTAAAATCCA